TTGATTGCAGCACCAGCACCTCTACAATAGCCACCTTCTTTCATCGTAGGAACATCTCTATTGATCATTGCATTTTCTCTTGCGTCTTCGTAAGTTTCTACAACTGCAGGATTACCCATTGGTTTAGCAGATTTTCTTTTATTTCTTCTTTTAAAATCTTTTTCAAGATATTTAGAAGGATCTTTTTTAGGACCTATTCTTCTATGTTTTGTTTTATCTTCTCTAGGCATTATATTTTTCCTTGTTTCTTTAATTTCTTTATATCACCTTTGGTAAGCCCTGTTAAGTCCACCTTAGGTTTTACAGATGTAATATCTGGTGATACCTTATTTAATTTCCAAGGTCTAAATAGTTTTTTTATCCATTTCCACATTTTATGTCCTTACGTTAGTTGGTTTTGGCCCTGCATTACTTGCCATTCTTTTTCTGGCAACAGCAGAGGCCTTTTGCGACTTTGTCATCGCTGTGGCTTTTGCAAGTGGTACGCACTTCGGATACTTCCGCTTTGAACCACTGGCAGATTTTCTTCCACATTCTTGAAACTTTCCACCTTTTTTCTTTGCTCCAATATCTACCCATTTTTCACTAAACCATTTTGTTAGTCCACCTGTTTTCATGGCAGGTACACAATTTGGAACCATACGATTCCCTTTTTTCTTCATGCCTTTCTGCATATAGCCTTCCCAGCATGAACCTTTTTTATTCATTAGAATACGCCTTTGAAATTCATACCTTGCATTGCCATACCACCACCTCTTACTTTAATTGTTTTTAAAGTTTTAGCTTGAGCAGCATGTAATTTAGATGCTTTCTTTAGACCTTTAATAACTTTTTTAATTTTGTTTTGACCACCTTCGGAAAACTTTTTAGTAAAAGTTATTTTACCACCCTTAGTAGTTCTTTTATCAAATTTATTTTTTGATTTTCCGTAGTTACCTTCAATAGTTATATTACTTGATTTTCCAACTTTTATATTTTTACCGTAAGTAATATTTTTTGATTTAGTTTTTAAAGAACTACCACCAGATGATTGTGTATTTTTATTTTTACTAATACCAAAGTTACCATATTTAGAATAAATATCTAAACCAACTCCTGAATCATCTATTTTTGTATTACCGCTCTGTGATGATTGTTTAATAATATAAGGAGCTACGTCTACACCTTTATTAGCTTTAATTATTCCTGACTTTTCTAGTCTTCCCATAGCTGATCGTGAACCTGCGTTTACAGCCATACCAACTTTTGCTTTCTTAGGTCCCCAATCTTTTCTTTTAGTTCCTGATGGGTCTTTTATTTTACCTGCACATATTTTTGAAGCGTATGCGTTTGCATAAGCTGATGGATAAACTTTAAATTTTCTTTTAGCAGCTGATTTGCCTCTAGCACATAGTTTTGTCATATCTGTTGCATCCCTGGATTAGTTGATAGTATATTTTTTTTTGCTCTAGGTCTAGCTACTGAATCTTTACTTCTTTTACGTAGTTGAGCAATTGCAGATTCTTTTAGAGCTCTTTCTTTTCTAAGTTTTTGTAAGTCTCTTTCCAAATTCATTTTTTGTACCCTAATCCTGTTGTTCTATTTCCATATAATTTATTCCAAGACCATGAAGTTAACTTAGTTGACCAGTGATATATAAATGTTACTAAATATTTCATTTTTTATCCTTATTCATACCACCCCTAAAGATCTGAGTTCCCTTTATACCATAGATGCTCGCCACGACAAGTATCCATAAATTTGTAAACCACGATGGAAGCTGCGAGAACATCTCAAAAAACAATTTTACTTTGTCCATCGCTGTCGGGTCGTCACTTATGACAGCCCAACTCAGGACTGCTATTGGCGCTGACAAAATTATCAAAACTGCCTCGTCCTTCCAGTCCGATTGACGTGCTTCTAAAAGTTTTCCCTGGTAAGCTTCCTGGCCTTCAGCCATTTTAGTAGCATGCATAAGCTGTGCGTCTGACATAGCTATCTTTGTTTTCTGCTTGTTAGCATAAATTTTACTTCCAGCACTAACAGCTAATTTGATTGCGCTTAACCACATTATAATATTTCTCCTGTCTTCTTAAACACATGTATTCTATCAAAATATCAATACATTCGTAAGCCCTAGTGCCTGATAGTCTCCATCTCCAGGTTTGAGTCCAATGAGGCTTTCTAACCCTTACTTTCAGAACGTTACCGCCAAAAAAATCAGAAAATCTATCTAAAATATCTTTATCACACATCTCAATACCACATTGAAATGTTTTTCTACCGCTTCCCTTACCCCAAATACCAAAACTTCCTTCACCATCAAAAAGACCAGCAAGGAAAAGTATTTTATTTTTTTCTGACAGACTTTCGTAAGAGTTTTTTTGCATCCTGAATTTTTATTCCTTGTGGATTTGGTCCTCTCTTAGGCGGTGGCCCAGATTTAACTCCTCCACTTAGTGAATTATTTCTTCTTCGAGTCAATTTTTTCTCTCGCTACTTCTAAACGTTCATCTGATTGTGAATCTTGTTGAGCAAGTCTATCATAATCAAATTCTAGACGTTCTGCTGCTCTTTGGTTTTCTTGATCTGCTCTAAATCTAGTTTCTTCAGCTTTTCTTTGTAAATCCATAGCTCTTAAATCAATTTCTTGTTGTTTAATTTTAATTAATGGGTCTTCTTTGTTTTGATTAGCTTGTTCAGTCTGAACTAACTCTTGTGTAATCTGTGCTGCAACCTTTGCAACTTCAGCTTCAAACATAATTTCAAACTGTTGAGGGTCCTGTTGTGCCATTTGTGCCATTTCAGGATTATCCATAATCATTTGTTTCACTTGTGCTTTAGCTTTAAATGAAATGTGATCAGAAATGTGTGATTGAAGTAATGCATACACTTGAGGATTGATTTGAACCATTCTTGATGCCATAAATGCCATGTGCGCAGCAATGTGTGCATCGTGATCTTGGAATTCAAACGCTGTAAGCAACTTCATTTGAAGTGCACGTGCATTTTCTTTTGCAGGATCTAAAGGTTCTGGTTGTTTTGGTGGTGGCTTTAAAATTTGATCTATAGTTTTTGTACCAAGTGCTTCGTAAACACGTCTATATGCTTCATGTAAGTTGTGCATTTGTGGATTTGACTGTGCAATTTGTAATTGTGATTGTGCTAAAGTCACTCTTTGAGCCATAGACATAATATTTGGATCTGCAACAGGTAAAATATCTACTCTGTTATCAAAATCTGCTTGTTTAATTTGTCTTGGGCCACCGTAAACATCGTAAGGGTATTCAGGTGGTAAAAATTCTCCACAAATTCTTGATAAAATTTTAAACTCTAGTCTCATTGCGTAGTAACATCTTTTGTGAACACCACTCATTACACGTGATCCTCTTTCCATCAGTGCCATTGTAGTTCCAACAGCTCTGTTTTGAGTATCGTTACCAACACTAGAATCTGTAATCGCAGCAAACTTTTGTCCCGCTTGTACTACAAAGCCCATTAAGTTGTATAAAGTTGGTGATGGTTCTGTAAATGGTAAATTAAAAAACTGATCTCTTATATTTCCGCCAGGTGCATCAACATCTCTAAACTCTCCTGGTTGAATTGGTTGGTCATCGTCTCTAACTCTAATACCACGTGATTTAAATCCTGCTGGTAAATTTTTTAAAGTACCTGCATCAATCAATTGTCTTAAAGATTGAGTTGCAGCTTGTGATAAACCACCAATCATATGTGTTAAACCAAAACCATAGAAACCTAATCCTGGTAAAAATTTGTAATGTACAAAATATTCTACTCTTGCATAACCTAAATCACCTGGTTTGTAGTTTCTGTAAATAGATAGAACTTCTCCACTACCTTCATCAATAGTTACAATGTAAGGGATTTTTATTTTCTTAGCTTTGTCATCAAAATCTTCGTAGTCATCTAAATTTAAATCTACGTGCATTTCTAAAATTGTATTTAAATAATCTGAACCTGTTCCTTTTACCCCTTCAAGTTCATTTAATTTTTTTTGTACTGAATCTGGTTCTGAACTACTATCGATTAATTCTATATCTCTGTAAAAACCTGCAGCCATTTTCTTTGTGACATCATTCTGTGTCATTTTAATAACGTGAGTTATTCTCTCACAATCTTTTAAATCAGATGCGTAATATGGAACAACTAAATCTTCTGCTGGAATAAATTTTGATACAGGTCTATCTAACATTGCATCGTAGTAAATTTTTTTAAATGTAGATCCTGATAGTGGTAGGTAAAATAACATCTGATCCATGTCAGTTGTGTAATCTTCCATCTCCTCCATCAGCAGGTAATTCATATAATCTTTAACTCTCTCTGCTTGTTGTTCGGTAGCCGGTGTTTGTAAGCCCACAACTTGTGTTCGAACAGGTCCATCAGATGGTACAAGTTCTTTGTATGCTTGTGCTTGGAATTGTGTAACTGATTCAGCTAACAATGGATGCGTGACACCGGAAGCTCCTTTAAATGGTTTGGTTACTTCCTGGTACTTAGTTCCTAGTAAATCTAAACCTTTGATGTAAGCATCTTCCCATTCTTTTCTAGATGTCTTATCTTTTTTGTATTCTTCAATAAGTTCCATGGCCATGTCCTTAAGCTCCCGCTCGTCCATGCCTTCTGCTAAGTTTGCATTAAAATCGTCTTGAGGTCTTTCCTCTACAACCTCTTCTTCACCCTCAACTTCTACATCAATTGGAAGACCCTCTGGTTGCTCAACTACTTCTTCTGCTAATTCCTCTGTTACTTTTTCTACTGCCATGATTAATTGTACCTTATTGGTTTAAACATATCCACCACAAGTCCACCTTTAGACTTGTAAGTTTTTTGTGTATTTCTCATTAATGGAACCACTTTAATCGCATATGCATCGAAATACAAGCGTGGATCCCCTTCTGGAATATTCTTAGTTCCTTTTTCAGGATTCATACCAGAACTACTGTGATATGTGCTTTTAATTTCTTTTCCTTTTAATGGATGGTCTGATGGATATTTAAAATTATCAGTGCTAACATTTTTATAGGGTTTAGTTGGATCTGATAAAGATATCTTTGTTGGCCCTGCACTTGATCCATAGAATCTTGCATTCTTACCCATGACATCTGGTAATACTGCTTTACCTTTTTTACCTATGCCTTTACCATTTGCATAACCGTAAAATCTTTCGTTACCCGCTTTGTATCCTTGTCTGAAACTTACTTTGTCAAACGGGGCAACGGCTACGTAATCAACATTCTCACGTGCAGCCTTTTGCATTAAATATTTTACTGCATGGTCTCCATATGAATCTGCTTCTACCATTGGGAAGTAATCTTTTTGATTAGAGTTATAATTATTTTGAGATGAAATTCTTTTTAGTTTTGTATTTATAT